ATCAAGGAGAACCTAGACAACGGGATTCGTATCACTTCTAGTGCTATCGTGATGGTGGAGGACCGTGTCAACATCGGTCAGTTCACCTCCGGTGGGTACGTAGACTTCAAGGGTATCACCATGGATACCAGCCGTACCTACAATGTCCCTGCGGTTAGGTTCAATCACGGGTCAACGGACTGTGGTATCTTCGAATACAACGGGTTGACCACCGATGATCCCTTTGGTATTGGTTTCTCACGACAGGAGGCGGGTGGTTGGTCTCCGACTTTGTTCGCTGATTCAGTCACAGGTGATGTCACTATCTTCAACAAGCTGAAGGCCGGTCGCGTGGAGGCAGGCACCGGGCTGTTCTACAGCGGAGCTGGCCTGGAGGTTACAGGCTACATGACTGTCGGACAAAACGACGGCCAGAACCACAACTCCGATCCACAGCTTATCTTCGGTGGTTCCAGCTCAACCGGTATTGGCTACAACTACATAGCGGATGCCCTTCAGTTCCACCACGCTGCAACGCGGAAGATGTACATCACGTCTTCTGCTATCGTCATGACAGAAGAGCTGAGGCTACAGGACGGAACTGCCACAGACCCTAGCGTCAACTTCGGCAACGATTCCAATACCGGAATCTACCACGCCTCAGGGGATCCCTCTGGCGTTGGTAGGTTCTCCGCTGACTCAGCAGAGGTAGCTAGCTGGGATGCTGATGGTATCAACGTCATAGATACGCTCAGCGCCGGTCGCGTGGAGGCAGGGACCGGTCACTTCTACATGCCTCTCACAGTATCAGATCGCCTCTTTCTCACAGGAACGGGCTTCAACACTGCTGGCGTTGGTGAGAACTACATCGTTATTGGCACCGCAGCCGACAGTACAACGCACCAGACTACCCCGCAGATTGCGTTCTCCGGACAACTGACTGACGGCTTCGGGTACAACACGTCAGCACAGTACCCGTTCGTAACCATGAACGGTACCTACAGGATGTACTGGGCTGCGAACTACACCCAGGTAAACGCTGAGATGCGCCATACCGTAGGCTCTGCGGCGGATCCTCAGATCACATTCCAGAGCTTTACCGGTACGGGTCTGTTCCACAAGAACTCGAATGAGCTTGGCTTCACTACCGCAGGCGTAGAGGCAGGGTACTTCGACTCTGACCAAAGCCTCCACGTCACCAACGACGTCAAGGCCGGTAACGTAGAGACAGGGTTTGCCCACTTCTACATCGGCGTCAAGGGCAGTATCAAGCTGCTGTCTGACTTCGACCAGTTCATCCTCGCGAAGGGCGGGCACAACCTAGCACCGGGACTCGTCATAGCCGATGAACTCGACACGGGTATCGGGATCTCCAATCAAGGTGTGAAGGGGTGGGACGAGGGTAATATCACTTTCACCGCCGCTAAGAATGCGATGACCGTGTGGGTAGCACTAAACGCTAAAGAAGAACTCCAACTCCAGAGCGGTTCTACTCCATCCCTTCCGGGTTTGTATTTCGGCTTCGGCGCTATCGACCCTGGTGTCCATGAGAATCTCGACAACGGGACCAGGGGCTGGGGCTGGAGCATGGACAACGCCGAGCTAGGCTTCTGGAACCGGGATGACCGAAACCTCTACGTCAACAACGACGTCAAGGCCGGTCGCATAGAAGCAGGGATCGGTACGTTCTACACCTCGCTGAGCACTGACAAGATCAGGCTCACGAGAGCTGGTACCGTAGCGGATGTTGCGTTGGGTTGGGAAGGTGATGATGACACCGGATTCTTCCAGCCGTTTGCGAATGCTATTGATATCGCTACTAACAACAATGTCCGTATGCGGATCGGTAGTGGCGCGACCACCAACTACATTCCTATCCTATTGGATGATGATGGTGTAGCAGACGATCCTGCCCTCGCATTCAGGGACGACGTCAACACGGGCATTTACCAGCTTGTAAACGGCGGCGACGACCTCGCCTTCAGTACCGCCGGGAAGTACGCCGGTCACTTCGATTCCGATCAAAGCCTCCACGTAGAGAACGACCTCAAGGCCAGCCGCGTGGAGGCAGGGATCGGTAGCTTCTACACCTCAGTCAATGCAGACAGATTTATTGCTGATCGCCGTGGGACTGCCGTCGTGCCTGCTTTTGCATTTGGGCCGGATGGTGGAGACACCGGCATGTACCAAAACAGTGCAGGGCGGATAGACTTCGCTGTGAATAGCAGCTTCGTACTTAATCTGACCCAGAGTCGAGTCTACACGAACCAGCCAATCCATATGGCTGGCGACAACAACCCCGCAGCAGTGGACATTGGGTTCCTCAGCGACGTCGGCACGGGTCTGTACCAGTTCGCCGATGGCGACGGTGGCCTCGCCTTCGCTACCGCCGGGAAGCACGCTGGTCACTTCGACGCCGATCAGAACCTCCACGTACAGAACGACCTCATAGCCGGGCGCGTAGAGGCTGGCCCTGCCAACTTCTATGCCACGGTCGAGGCTATGCAGTTCTTGGGTAAGGAGATCTCCACGGCTGAAGAGCCTCAAAAGGTGACGTTTGCTTTCGCCGAGAGCCCTAACTCTGGGATGATGTGGAACTCAGGTGGTGGCGGGTATCCGAAGCTCATGAAGGGCGGCGTCACTCAGATGTTCTTCGCTAGTTACATTGGTGCCCCAACGTCGATCCGGAGCTACGACCGTTCTGCCGCAGACCCGAACTTCGCGAGCCAAACAGGCGGCGGTTGCGGGATGTGGATGAACAAAGCCGGAAGTCCTGCCACAGTCAACTTCTCTACTGACGCCACCAACCGAGCCACGATTAACAACTACGGACTGAACATCGAGGGTAGCCTCTGGGCTGACAACGAGATCAGCGCACAGACCGGCTTCTTCTACACCTCGCTCCATATCGGCGGGCACACGCCGGGTGGTGACGCAGAAAACGCCAAGATGTGGAAGTTCGAACAGATTGGTGATGATCTCTCGCTCACGCCGGGTCGGTTGCTTGAACAGATCCCCGATGAGAACTATTTCATCATGGATTCCGCTGTAGAGAGTTGGCCTAGCCGGAGCGGCCCGCACTCCGGTCTGGTTGGTGCTGTCACCCACAGACCAACAACTTCAAGTGTGACAAACTTTGCTGGCAACGCTTGGTTGTATCACAGACCCGAGGCCCACTTCACGTCGCAGGTTCCGGTAGCCTATACGGTACTGGACACCGGTATTTATATCACGGAAGCAGGCAACGCTTTTAGCCAGTTCTCTCTATTCGCCTCCCAGTCGACGATAAAAACGACAGGCACTGATATCGAGCCGCTGGCCCCAGCCGTCTTTAACTCTAACTACACGTATCAGGCCGACGGAGTAGATGCAGGAACAGTAGCAGTAGAAGCAGCCCTGGTATTCCCGATATCGTTTATAAGTAATCCAATCTTTAGTGCAGTGGACAGTGGTTTTATGCGTGTAGACTCAGCGCACGGCCTCTCATCCAGACTAAATGTGGTCACTTCTGGCGCTGGTAGCGAGATTATTGTAACCGAGTTCACAGATGTTGTCTGCGGCAACTCGGCGCTATCTGGTGCTGGTACTGAAACGATTGAATCACGGGTAGCGTTTAAGATTCTGGAGGATACCAGCGCAGGCGTTCAGACAGGTATCAAATCCCTCATACCGGAGGGTTCTGGGAATCTGTTCATCAACCACACGGGCGGGGCATCTAGTGTACATGTTGGTGACTTCTACATCCAGAGTATGCTCAGCGCGGACACCATCCGCCTGACAGGTGGGCACGTTGATGGGTACGTGAAGCCCTTCATCCACCTCACCAAGACCTCAGGCTCCCAGCAGGATCTCGCTGCTGCTGCGGGCGGGGCCGGTTCTGTTGTACTTGTTACATGGGACGAGCAGCAGCATGTCGATACTACGTTTACACACTCTACTTCGGTCAATCCGAGTAGGATTACAGTAAATGAAACTGGTCGTTATGTGATCGATGCCTTTGTTTCCGGTAATAATGGCAGCGCTGCGGGGCGAATCAACGTGCGTGGTGGTTACTCAATTGATGGGGGAACCCGTAGTCAAAGAGGTGGTGTGAAGTCGTACTCCCGTGGTAACGTGTGGGGGCTATCGGTAAATCCAACGCTCCATACAGAAGTAATGATGGCAGCAGGGTCGTACTTTGAATTCTCATCGATTGTAGAGATGGTTGAGTCCAGCCAACTATGCCTCACAAACGATGACGAGTGTGAATTCATCATGAGAAAGATTAGCTAAGGAGGGTAACATGACAGACGAACAGTTCGACAAGGCACAAAGCTACATCATTAGACAAGCGAAAGCTGCTGGGGTAGATATCAGGGACACAGCTACTGTGATAAGGTTCATTCTTGAGAACCCACTACCGGCTGATTACGAGGCACAGGTTGACACACAGGCCGACGCTGACAAAGACGCTCGCATTGAACGAATGCGGGCTCAACTTGAGAAGCTAGAAGGAAGCAGAACAGTTCGATAAGGAGGGAGCATGCTATCAGACGAAGAGCTAGCAAAAGCAATGATATGGACTATCCGAGGGCTGAAGGAAGCTCAGATAGATCCGAACAGTATCCAAGATGTTGCAACGTGGATGCTGGAAAACCAGCTGCCCGCCAAGGAGGTGTGGCTAGCTGAAACTGAAGAGAAGGATGAGCAGGAGAGACTTGCTCAGATCGAAGCACACAAAGCAGAAATCACTCGACTAGAGGGAGGCATCACCAATGTTTGAACTGGAAGAACTACGACAACTCAGCTATTTCCTCACGAAAGCACAGCTCGCAGGTAACGAGAGCGTGGCTCACGCCACTCTCCTGATCAAGATTCAGCGCCTGATTGAGAGAGAAACGCCTACGGACGTGCAAAAGCCCGAATAAGTCCTGCAAAGAGTTGGGAAAATTCCTATAATTAGATAGGATTATGAGGAGATACGCATGGAAAAGAACCGAGACACACGCAGGATCGAGCGAGAGGCAGGGCAGGCTAAGGACAAGGACAAGGCGGCGTCTGACGGAATGAAGGACGCCATCAAGTCTGCCATGAAGGACAGCGGTACTCACAAGAATATCGCTAATGAGCTTCTGAACGCCCGTAGAGGGGGCAGCTCCATGAAGAACCGAGAAGCTTTCGGGGACGATGGAGAGGTCATCACTGGGAATCCGGAAGATAGTCCGTGGCTTCGGGATTGATCTGTGCGTCGTAAGGGAGACATTGAAAGGGAGCTAGCATTCGCAGAGGCCAAAGTAGAGGCTCTAACGATGCAGCTCAGGGCAGTTCAAGAAGAGAAGCTTGAACTCAAGACCCAAGTAGACAAGTTGCAGGACGCCCTGATTTCGGTCAGGGCTCCTGCTGCCTACTTGGACCAGCAGGAAGAGAAGTACGAAGCCAACAGACCGAAGATCTCTGAGGAGACCCTGGAAAAGAATAGGGTTTTCAAGGAAGTACAGGAATTGTACATCCAAGGTATGGAAGGCTCCCTGTTGAGAACCCCTGAGGATTTAGACGATCTTCTAGTTTCGGGCATCGTAAGTGAGCACAAGCCCCCGGCTAGCCTACATAGGAACGATGAAAGCTAATGGGACAAGCAACCCCTACTGGAGCAGCAGAGTCTAATCTGAAGCGTGGGCACCTCCACTCTTTAGATGCCATGCCCCACGGCGACGAGGCCCTCGGCAAAGCCCTGGCCACGTACGTCAACGAGCTAAACACCAACAGATCCAGCAGGTTATGGATCCGTACGGTACAGTGGGTAGAGAACTTTCTGTTCTCACTGGGCAGGCACTACGTAGAAGACATCATGATCTCACGCCTGTCACGGGCGTCAGACGGGACCCAGTCCCTGGTGCAGGAGGCGGCTGACAACATCCCGAAGCCTGTGAATGACCTCCTAGGCAGGTACGTAGAAACCAACATCGCCCTCCTCACAGAGAACAAGCCGATCCCCCGGATCGAGTCCACCTCTGGTCGAGCGGAAGACGAAGACGCGGCAGAGCTGTCAGAGATCACCATGGAGTACATGTGGGAAGTCCTGGGTCTGCCTGGAAAGCATAGGGAAATCGCTAGGATCATCCTCCACTGCGGCGCATGCTGGCTGGAGATCATCTACGATGAGGCCCACCCCCGGCGTATGACAGTACCGGATACAGCCACCTCGGCCGTGTCCATGGTCGCTGGCGCTGAAGGAGGCCCCGCTATCCAAGTCCCCATCGCTAGAGAGGTGCCTATCCATGATGAACTGGGCCGTCCAGTCTACACGGACAAGGTAGAGTACGGTGAGATCACAGCTACGGTCGTCAGCCCCTTTGAGATGCACCTCCCCTCTGTCCACTCCTGGGACGGAGAGGACATGGGCTGGGTCCTGCGGGAGTTCTACACCAGCCTGGACCTGCTGATCGACAAGTGGTCGCACCGCCCAGGCCTGAAGCTGAAGAAGAAGGACGGCTGGTACCTAGATCGCCTGGAGAAGGCGGGGACCACCAACATCTACAACCTCCCGTTGTGGTGGTGGGAGCGCCTGTCCGATGTCGTAGAAGGCCCAGGGCCTTCGCTGTACGTAGGCACCCCGGAGACATGGGAAGGGTACAGTGTAGTCAGGATCTTTGACAGAAAGCCGAATCCCAAGTGGCCACGGGGCCGCACCGTCATCACGGTAGGGGATCAGGTGATCTATGACTCGCCCAAGAAGCGAGGAGCGCGGGCGTATGATCCGCGTTGGCCAACCCGTTGGCACCCTTATATCCGGTACCGCTGGGAAGCGATGGCCGGTAGCCTGTATGGTAGGTCGTTGGTAGCGAAGCTCCTACCCAAACTGAAGCGCGTCAATGCCATCGACACTACCATGATTATGTGGCGTCGGACAGTTCCGATGTCTGCGTGGGTCATTCCGAAGGGGGCTCAACCCATTGAGGACCAGTGGCTCGGACGCCCAGGCCAGATCTGGGAGTATGATCCGCGCAGGACTGCTGGTGCTGCACCTGAGCCGATCTATCCGCCCCCTTATCCGTCCGCTGCCTCTGAAGAGCGCGAGCAGCAGATCAAGGAGATGGAAGCCATCGCAGGCACAGAGGAGATCCTACGGGGCCAGCGTCCCACAGGCGTCAACTCAGCGGCGATGATCGATATCCTGAGGAAGCAGGCGCTAGCAGCCCGCTCCCCGATCCTGCAAGAGTGGGACGAGTCGCTTCAATGCGAGGGCTCGATCATCCTTCAGGAGGTTATCAAGCACACACGGAACGACACAAGGTTCGCAGAACGTCTGCGTATCCTGGCCCGTGGTAGGGTAAGCACGCTCGCTATCCAGAGCTTCAGTGGCGCGGACCTGAGTGATAACGTGCAGGTGCATATTGATACGGCGTCCATGGCGCTGTCGTCCAAGGAAGCGCGACAGGCCAAGGCCATCGAGATGATCCAGTACGCGGCTGGTCTGGAGAACATGGATCCGGCGTTGCGTTCGAAGATCCTTACAGAGATGGGGTATGAAGACACCATGATTCCGCAGGGCGTTGACGTTGAGCGTGGCAAGCGCATCATGGCCTGGATCAGGCAGAGCGCGTTCGAGAGAATCATTCCGATTCCTGAGGACGATCCGTTCATCCTGTACCAGATGTTCGTAGACGAGATGAAGTCTGATGGCTTCCACAACTTGGAAGAAGAGCAGCAGCTGATGCTCCTCACCTTGATCGACCTGTACAAGCGTCAGATCGAGATGAGACAGGAGCAGGCGATGCGCCAGCAGATGGAGATGATGGAGATGCAGATGAAGATGCAAGGCGGCGGCGGTGGAGGAGGCCAGCAATGAGCAGCGTCGGTAAAGCATGGGCCATCGTCCGCGGTCGGATGACGGGCAACAGACCCAAGGCCCAAGGGCTGCTCGATAGCATTCCGGAACGTAAGCGGGCTGAGATGAACAGGCAGGACTCACAAGCCCGCGGTTCACGCCGCAACAGGAAGGCTTACCGGCTAGGCGAGAGGCGCAGGTAATGGCACGCACAGCAACCAGTCAGACCTACCAGCCGCCCAGCGGTAACATGCCGAACCTAGGTCCGGTGTTGGGGTTCTTCATGGGTGGAGGAGGAGCTGCACGCAAACCGAGGGAACAGGTCTCGTACGGCGACATAGGAGGGCTGCATTCAAGACAACAGGCAGCAGACAAACAGGCTGCTGCGAAGTCGGGTGTGGTCCATGGCGCTGCTCATGGCGCTGGGAGCCAGATACCGGCGAAGCGCCTCTGGGAACAGGTTCAGGACACCTTTCGGGCCACAGGCACGACCGCGCGTCGGAACAAAGACGGTACGTTTTCCATGGGGTTTGACTTCGCTAAAGATCTGGAGCCGCAAGACTTCTACTCCGAGAAGACCGGCCAGTACCGGACCATGGGAGATGACTTTGGCCCGACGCAATTGCTAAAGCAGTTCCAAGGATCAAACCGAGGGAGCGGCGGGTACATAGCGCAGATACCCCGGTACTCGGTTGCTGAGACCCGCAAGACGGGGAACAAGTTCGACAAGCAGAACTTCATGGCGCTTGGTAAGCACTCCGGACAGAAGTACCTTTCACCGGGATCAGAGCACATGATGAAGCGACAGAGGAACTCCTACGGTGGCGCAAGGAGTGTAACGAGAAAGTTTCTCTAGGGGGAGAACGTGATTCTATTCTTGGACAAGGAGCCGAGCCGAGCGGTATTGGCTTTTAACAGGATGAACAAAGCAGATCGCGAGAACACGATCTGGTGCAGGACAGCAGAAGAAGCGATGTGTACGCTCTGGGACTACAGACGTGTACTCGAAAAGGCATTCTTGGAACACGACCTGGGTGACGTGTCGTACATGAACACAGGTTCCCCGGAGAGCGGGATGGAGATCGTCCGATTCCTAGAGAAGAAGGCGAGGAAGGAACCGACAGAGTTTGAGCACCTGAGGAAGGTGAAGGTTACAGTTCATACGTGGAACGAGCACGCTGGACCTATCATGGTCGACCGGCTAAGGAAGATAGGACTCAGCGCTGAGTTAAAACCATTTGGTATGTAAGGAGCAACCATGAGTGAAGCAACAGAGAAACGACATGCAAAGGATCGGGCAAGGGTAAAGGCGCACTTCGCTAAGAAGCGCGTCGCTGCTGCTAAGAAGGCTAAGGCTGCGGCCCCCAAGTTCAGCACTCCCGCCAAGACCAACACCACCAAGGACGGCATCCAGACCTTCACCAAGCCCGGTAACAAGGGGTGGAAGATTGACACTGGCAAGCAGAAGAAGACTATCAAAGCTCCCTCCAAGCCCACGAAGACTACTTATGGTCTCGGCAAGGCTGGCACCTCCACTGTTGTAGACCTAGGCAAGAACCCGACCCAGGCTCAGTTCGCTAAGGGCAAGGCCATGCTCCCCAAGGGGAAGAAGGCAACCGCTCCCCAGGCCAAAGCACCCTCTACGAAGCGACCGGCATCGTACGACAAGCCCGCAATCGAAGTCGCCGACCTCCCCGCGAAGACGTGGAAGCCTGTCAACATCAAGGCCGAGCTGGCGAAGAACCCCAAGAAGCCCACGTACATGATGAAGCCCCCCAAGGCCCCGGCCACGCCGAAGACCAATGAGATCAAGATTCCCAGTATCGTCAAGAAAGCGGCTGCGTTTGCTGGTGGAGCAATCGCCGCGCTTGGCGCTATGAAGCTAGGGGACAAGGCTGGAAAGGCTATTGCTAAGGTAGACCTGCCCAC